CTCTCAAAACTATTTAAGAAATGAACAAGATCCGAACGTGTCAGTGGAAGACACAAATAAAATTTATAATGCGAGACCAAACCTTCTTGACTTATCTGACACCATTCCATTGTCAGCCAAAGCTGATCGTGCAGAAGTTGTTTCTGAAAAAGAAAGCAGTTTAAAAATTATTAAAAATTTACGCAAAGAAATGATGGACAATGAAGAATATAAAAAATCTAATCCAAGGTTTTATTATAAAGAACAGGAAAGAATTGAAGATGAGATACTCGCAGAAATGAAAGTGTTTATTAAATCTTATAACGCAGCAATAGCAAAAGATAAAAAGTAAAAAGCGAAGCCGCCAAACATACAGTAAGAGGGGGGTTATATGATTAACTGGCAGCCCAGCAAGAAGGTATCAAACCTCAAGATATCAAAGATATAGTATTCTCACAAGCCTCATTAAGATAATCTTTCGACAGGTGAGCATACCTATTGACAATATTAAAGTCGGACCACCCACCAAGATGTTGCAGGGTATGTAGGGGAGTACCATTCTGCACATGATGAGTAGCCCATGTATGTCTAATGTCGTGCCACCTGAAGCCCTCTAAGCCACACTTTTTAAGTGCCTTATACCATCCAGTGTTTGAGGTTCTTGTAAGCTTCCTACCAGCGTATGTGAAGACGTAGGGACCAATTTGTTTTATGTTGTTCAACAGCTCTTGTGCATCTTTGTTTAAAGGCACCGCAAGAGATCTCCCATTCTTGGTCTCGTCTGCATGAATAGATACCCATCCGTCTTGTATATCTTTCCATTTTAGGTTTAGGCAGTTGGACATCCTGACACCAGTCATAAGGGAGAAAACAAACACAGGTTTAAGGTGCTCAGGCAAAGCCTCATGCAACCTAGCACACTCCTCAAGCGTAAAGAACTTCACCCTCTTGGATGACTCCTTGACTCTTTTAAGAGTTGGCTTTGTGTCCAACCAGCCTAAATCTTCGTAGCAGTAATTAAGAACTGCTCTTAAAAAGTTTATGTATCTATTGACAGTGCCGGGAGATTTTTTTATCCCCGCCCTAGCGTTGGCTAGATCTTCTTTAGATAACTTATTAATATTCTTTTTACCAAAACACTTAGTAAAATATTTAATGTAAGTGGGATCATTCTTCCCGGGATTCTTAACTTCATAATATCTTTGTACGGCTTCATTGAAATCTTTCATTTACCTTGCCCCCTATATTTTTTAAAGTTAGCTTTTTTCTTTTTGTTCATGCCAGAACCATAACTAAGTCTTGAATTACCTATAGAGGTTTTTTTCTTAACCGATGTAATTGATCGTACTGTTTTTGCTTTAGCCATTATGAAACCCTCCAAACTCTCCAGCCACCATCGACAGTTCTTATAGCAAAGTTTCTATCAAAGTCCCTTAAAGTATTTTTATAGTTATGAGCCCTGCCACGAAACCTAACAGCTTCCTGATAGTCATGAAAAAAAACAGAGTCATCTACCTCCATGGCATATAAAGCCTCTTTTATTTCGTCATGTTTTCTTGTTGAGTGTTTCTGCCAGTTGGGTGGCATCGGTATATTTTTTTCAATCTTTAACATATAAACTCCCTTTTAATGTTTAAGTTAAGATTATAAAGACTTTGTATACTTAGTCAACTTAATAATACTCATCTAATAAATTTATTTGTTTTAATTCTGAGATTGGTATGTTGTAGCAACTTGTTAAAACCTTCCAATTATTACTTGGATCTATTGTTCCCTTTTTTAAAAAATTTGCTTTTTTAAAATATAAATCTTTTTCTAAATATCCGAGGACCCAGATTATGCTGTAGTCTTTTTTGACTCTAGTAAATACATAGATGTCACAGTTTTGATGTGTACTGGTTTCAGCTATTGAACATTCATACTCTAACTTAGGTCTTGTAGAAACTCTTTTGGTTTTAACATCTATTTTTTTATTGTTATAAATTAAATCGTAATCATAAGTGTTTTTATGTTCAGCGTTTAAAAGTTTGGCAACTATTATTTCGCCAATAAATCCAGCCACGTTTCCCTTGCCTTGGGTAATTGAGTTGTTAAGCATGCCCATTTTTTTTGACATAGCTGTAGCCTGTTTGATGCATGAGTCTGGAACATGCACCTCTAACATGGTTAGATTATTTTTCGTATTTTGATTTGATTGTTTGATAGTCATCTTCTGAAAGAATAGACTGAAGCGATATGTCATTAAACTTATGATCTGAAGTAATGATCTTTGTAAGTATAGCAATACACTTATGATCTTGATCAAACATTTCGCCTTGGCTGGTAGCCACAGAGAGAACTCTTTTGATGGCGTCTCTGATTGTAAGGTTGTCTATGGTTTTCAATTTTTGATACTCCGCCCAACGCTCGTCCTGAGATTCTAATTGTCTAATCTTAAATCCAGCAGCGGCATTCTTTATGTTAATAAGTTTTTTTTGCTGAGCTGACATTGTGTTCCACTCAGTAATTTCTTTTTGAGTTCTGCCACAGGTGTGACAATATAGATCTCCATATGTTGTAGAGCAGACTCCCCTACAAGGGCTGCCATCTAATCTAGCCTCCCCTTGGAGTGAAGCAAGCCTCTCATTAGATGAAAGGCTCGTTGTTTCTATTGGAGTCATTTCAAATATTTACGAATCTTTTTTTGTCTCGCTTGTATTTGATTCTACTTCATCTGTTTTACTTTGTACAACCTTAAAGCCATCACTTGGTAGCAATGGTGTAAGCTCGCTTTGTAAAACTCTCAAACCCATTTGCATTAAAGCAAGCTCACTTGAGCGTGTATTAATTAAAGTGTTTGATATCTGAAGATCTCGTACTTTGTTTTGAGCCGCCTCAGAGAAAGTACTGCTATCGTACTCTCTCTGTTCGCCGTCAACAAAGACAACAATTTTTTTATTGTCAGTTGAATTACTCATTAGAAAGGCAGGTCGTCCGCTGTTACTTGTGCCGCTGGTGCTGGTGCTGGTTTAGCCCCGACATTGTTTGGCTCAACAAAACTTAAATTAAGAGCTGGTGCTCTGTCATTTTCAGTTTCATTCTTGTATGCAAATACAAGCAGTTCTCTACCGTCAACCTTTACTTTGCCGTTTAAGACATATTTCTTAGAAGAGTCCTCTGTTTTCCAAAGAGCTCCTTTATTATTATCATCATATTCCATTGGCTTCTACCTCCTTTTGGTACCAATCTTCTAAAATTTTAGCAACCTTGTAAGACATACCTCTGTCATAGAACCTATGTCCTTCTTGGCTACTAACCCTTTCAAGATAATCATGAACCTCATGATCAACCCTCGAACTTACTGATTTTTTTGGATTTAAATCATCCATTTTTGTCCTCCACAATTCTTGTATATATTCTAGTATCGCCCTCTGATCTATATCCCTCTACCTCATGGACCGGAATCTCTTTATCTTCGATCAATCTTTTATAATCAATCCTTCCAGTTGCTTGAGTTAGGTGACATTTCACAGATGGGGTTCTAAAAGCTCCGTTGTTTTCACCAATCAACTTTGCTGATATTTCTTTTTTATCAGCATCGAGCTCTTTAATTTTTTGTTGTAGTATTTTTATTTCAAGCATAATGCTTACAAGTTTTTTAGTATCCTCGTTGTCATCTACATCTTTATAAGGAACGCCGGGTTCTTTATATTCAACAGACCAACGTGCAATATTCTCGGGATCTTTCTTAGCTGTGTTATACCAATCAATAAACTCTTTTGCTTTTGGTATATAGATATTTGCCCAATCAGGATCTCTATCAACCCACTCTTGGACATACTCTCCGGTTTCATACCACTGAAAGAACAACATCTCATCTATGTCCATGCACTCCATACCAAGCTGCATTTGATGCCAATAGTTTCTTTTTTGTTTTTTAACATCCTTGATTGGTTTTGTTTGTGGGCATTTAATTTCAACTGCTGCTGGTCCACCTTTTCTACCCTTCAGAAGTATTCCATCCGGGCTCATTCCTAGCCAATCATAATCAGGATGATTCACAAAAGGTGAGTCTTGAATAATATAACCAAGACTCTCTAAAGTTTTAATTGCCTTGGGCTCGTTTTCTTTACCCCTAGTAATGGCGTAAAGTGCACGAGAGTCAAAAGGTCTTTGTGGAAGCATGTGCTCTTCTCTAAACATATCAATGGCTAGGTCATCCCATTGATCTCCCTTAGCCCATATATCTTCTTTTACAGCACGTTGTATTCTTGTGCCAGTAATTTTGCCCATTCTTAAAGCAAACCATTCTTTGGTCCCTTGAACTATTTTTGCTGACTGTGTCATTTAGCACCTGCCATTTTTGTGTAATGTAGGTTAATTTTTTCTCTCGCTTCTTTATCTCCAGCAAGTGTTGCAACCTTATCGTAGTTCTTAAATATTTTTTCTTGTTGTGTTTTATCTGTGACCTTTGATATTTCACTAACAAACATATCAAATATTTTTTCTTCAGCTGGCTCATCTTCATCACCAACCATTTCGGGTTCTACTGTTTGCTCAAAAGGTACGCAGAAAAATTGAATTAACGCATCCCTGTATGCAAAAGATTTTGCAGCCTCAAGATCTCTACCTTGTGTTGACTTGCTTTGACCAACGTATGCTGTGTCGACATAAGAGCCATCTTCCAAAGATAAAAATCTTAGGGTTCCTTTCAATAAGGAATATGAAGTTTTGCCGTCCTCAGATAATCTTGTTCTTACCTTAAGGTCTGGTAAGAAATTTGTGGTTACCTTGTTCATCGCCAAGGGTTTAGCGAGAGATGCATAGACGTCATCTATACCTCTATAGTTATATTTTGAGAAACTATTATATTTAGATTTCTCGATTGGGTTTTCTAATAAGTACTCTTGTATGTTTGCAAGAGCACCAAATATTTTATTGTTCTGTGACATTGATACCTCCGTTTCTTAAGATACATTGTAAATTAATTGACAAAAGAATACAACAGAATTATTCTACTCGTCAAAGGAGGTTATATGTCACTACAACACATCACATCGGTCGTCAGTTTAGAGGGGATCACACCAACACAAAAATTAATTTTATTCATACTTGCAAATTACTCAGATGAGTTTGGTCAGTCATACCCGTCACACGGCAGAATTATGAAAATAAGTTGCCTTAGTAGAAACGCTGTCATATCAAATTTAAATATTCTTAGGGACCAAGGTTACATTGATTGGGAGAACAGGGACAACTTCTCAAATCTTTATAAATTACATGTTAATCAAGGGGGTACTCCTGAAGTACAGGGGGGTACTCCAAAAGTACACAATACTAAAGATAAAACTAAACAAGTATATATATTAGATTACGAAAAGATTTATGAGATATATAAATCTAAGTGCGATAAAAAATATTTTACACATTCTGCTAACTCATACCTTATTAGAAACAGATGGAATGAATTAAAGCAGTTAGCAAGGAAGGGATTAATCTCACCTAAGACGGGAAAAAAATTAGACCTAACAACAGAAGAGTTTTGGGAATCATATTTTGAAATAGCAAATAACTCACCTTATTACAGAAACAGGTTAGATGGTCTTATGAAAAACAAACCTGACTGTAGGACCCTATTATCACCCACACAATTTAATTCAATCATAGAGAGGAAACATGGATAAGAAAATTTTTGATAAAGAACTAGAAGGCAACATCATTGCTGCCATGATTATGGAAAGAGAATGTTTTGAAACAGCACAAGAAAAGGGAATAGCCCCCGATGATTTTGTGCACCCAGCATTTAATAAGGCTTACAACATTATGTTTACAAATAACATCAATGACTATGTGAGCATATCTTCCGCCATAGATAATGAAATGCAGGCACAGGAAATTAAAGAAGAGGTG